AATTATGTATCATCAAATTACCAATCAAGCTTCAATGGATTTATCAGTTGGAGACTATATTGAAATATATTCTCATGCAGAGTCAGTTATTTCTTCAAGTACAAATTCTTTTGGTGGTGCATATAAACAAACATATTTTGGTGGATACAAAATTATAACTTAAAATTAAAGAGGACAAACTATGGCAAATCTATCAACTAAGATCAAAATGTACGCAGCAGCTAATGGTGTAGCTGAAGTAGATTTTATAAAAGATGTTATGTTGCAAGATGATAGTGATGGCAAAGGTGCTTACATTAAGGAGTGGAATTTAGATATTGCACAACCAACAGACGCACAATTAGCAGCACAAGAATCAGCAGCAGATACAGATGAAGCCAATAACCAAGTAAGAGCTACAAGAAAAGCTGCTTATGGAGATATAGGTGATCAGCTAGATGAAATTTATAAAGATATAGATGCATGGAAAGCAAGAATTAAAAAAATTAAAGATGATAATCCAAAGGAGTAACACATGTCAATTAATGTGTGCAACAACAACTCCATGTCAGCAATCACAAGTTTACCCAGTGGTGTCGGTGGGGGATCATTAAATCTTATATCTACTACAACTGCTAGTAGTTCATCTACAATAAGTTTTACTTCTGGAATAGATTCAACTTATAAAGAATATCAAATTCACGCAATAAATGTTCACCCTGAAGAAAATGGTAGAGTATTAAGTTTTCAAGCCGATACAGGAACTAACACAAACTATAATCAAACTGTAACCTGTACTCATTTTCAAACTTATCATGAAGAAGATGATGGAGGAACTGGATTTAGCTATGATACTGGGAGTGATTTAGCACAATCAACAAGTTTTGTACCACTTACATCTGGATCAACTGCAAACAATAATGATGATAATTGTTGTTCAATATTACATTTGTTTGATCCATCAGACACAACCTTTGTAAAGCATTTTATGGTTAGAACACAAAATATAAATTCTACTTCTGATCCTAATTCTAATGAAAGTTTTGTTTCTGGTTATTTTAATACCACAACAGCTTTAACAAGAATACAATTTAAAATGAGTTCAGGTAATATAGATTCGGGGACATTTAAATTATATGGCGTTAGTTAAATATAACAATAATAGTTTAAGTAGTGTAACAAGTGCTGCTGGTTTTCCTTCTGGTGCTATGACACTTATTAAAACTATAACAGCCGATAGTGCAAGCACAGTTTCGTTTATAAATGGTTCATCAGATGTTGTATTTGATAACACACACCCTATTTATCTTGTTAAAATTATAAATGCACACCTTGATGCAGATGATAGATCTTTAAACTTAAATTTTACAACAGATGGTACTAATTTTAATGTCACAAAAACTACAACATTTTTTAGAACAACACTTGGTGAAAATGGTTCAAATCAATTATTTGCTTACAGAACATTTGCAGATTTAGCACAATCAACAGGAGATCAAGTATTAGGAGAGGCACAATCTGGTGGAAGTGGTCATACAGATGCAAGTATTTGTGTCGATTTAATGATCTTCAACCCATCATCTACAACTTTTGTTAAACATTTCATTGCAAGAACACAAGGTATGTCACATCTCAGTGTATCAGAAAGTACTTTCATTGCAGGATATTGTAACACCACGTCAGCACTTACAGGATTTCAGTTTGATACAGGTGGTGGAAGTGCAACAACAATAGATGGCACGTTTAAACTCTATGGACTAAATGATAGCTAATGAGCATAATAAAATTAAATAACAGGGGAGTCAGATCAGTAACCGCATTTGGTAGTCTTACTGCTGGCTCTATGACATTTATTAAAAAATTAACAGCCTCTAGTTCTGCAACCTTATCTTTTGTTGATGGCTCTAGTGATGTTGTATTAGATAATACTTATAAAGAATATTTATTTACATTTAAAGATATACACCCAGCTACTGATGGTGCATTTTTTAGTGTAGGTTTTAGAGATGGTAGCACAGATTATGATGCCTCAAAAACAACGACTTATTTCCAATCAAGACACGATGAGGGAGATTCAGATACACAACTTGCTTATAATACTGGTTATGATTTAGCAAATGGAACTGGTTTTCAGTATCTATCCCAATCGTTAGCAAATGAAAATGATGCTTGTTTAGGTGGTTTTCTACATTTGTTTAATCCATCCTCCACAACATTTGTAAAACATTTTATAGCAAGAACTCAGCAGATGACTGATGCAGATTTTTCTTTTGATATACATGTTGCAGGATATTGTAATGTGACAGCTGCGATAGATGCAGTACAATTTAAATTTAATACAGGCAATATAGACGCTGGAGATATTTGTTTATACGGAATTAATTAATAATAACAAGGAGAAACAATGCCAAGATATCATAATATAAATGGTGAGAGGGTACAGTTCACAGCTGAGGAAGAAGCTGCTAGAGATGCCGAAGAGGCTGCTTGGGAAGCTGGTGCTTTAGGAAGAGCACAGGCTAATCTTAGATCTAGAAGAAACCAGCTTTTAGCTGAAACTGACTTCTATGCTTTATCTGATGTTACTATGTCAGATGACATGAAAACATACAGACAGGAGTTGAGAGACCTACCTGAGGGTAAGGATACTGTTGATAAATGTAATAATGTTACATGGCCAACTAAACCATAATGGCTCGTAGGTTTAAAGATTTTGTTGAAAGACCTAAACCTAAGAAGAGACCTAGAGTACATAAGAAAAATAAAAATAAATCAGAGAAACGAATGTTTAAAAAATATAATAGACAGGGGAGATAATGGCGACACTACCGACAGGTACACTAACACCAACACAGTCAGAGCAGACTAGTAGTAAAAAAGCTGTTAGTTTAATAGATAGTTTATTAAGCACACCTACATTACCGCAGGGTGCTTCAATAACACCAACAGTACAAAATGTACAGACAAATGAATTATTAGCAACACCAGGTGTTACTGGAACTGTGGCTGCAGCTATACCTACTGCTACGGCCCCAACTGCAACTGCAGTTACACCTGCGACAGGACAACAGGTAGCAACTGCTACACCACAAACTGCATCTCAATTTACAGCTGCAACTATTGGTACAGCACCTACAATGACTGCTGCACAGGGAACTGTAACAGCTCCTATGACAGGTGTTACACAATCATTAGCAACATTAGATCCTAAAGCAACAGTACAAGGTCAATTAGAAAATATATCATCTGACATACAGCAATCTTTAAGCACAGGCTCGCCATTACCTGCATTTGCAAGAGGTGCTGCTGAAGCTGCTAAAGCTACTATGCAAGCTAGAGGATTAGGTTCCTCTACAATGTTAGCTGAGGCATTAGCTGAAGGTATATTAAGATCATCAATACCAATAGCACAAGCTGATGCAAATACATACAAACAAGTTATATTTCAAAACCTAGCTAACAATCAACAGGCTGCTGTTATAAATGCACAATCATATCTACAAATGGATATGGCTAATCTATCAAACAATCAGCAAGCTAATTTACAGAATTTACAAGCACAACAACAACAATTATTAACTGACAATGCTGCTAGAAATGCTGCGTTACAATTTAATGCTACAAGTCAGAATCAAGTTAATCAATTCTACGACACATTAAATACAAATATTCAAGAACAAAACGCTAGAAGATCAGATGCACTAGCACAGTTTAATAATGCAGAAGCAAATAAAGTTGCAGCACTAAACGCAAAAAATGCTACAGCTATAGCTGATGCAAACGCACAAAGAACAGCTGCACTAAATCAATTCAATGCTACACTTGAAAGTCAAAGAGAAAGATTTAATGTAGAGAATCAAAGAGTTATTGACCAATCAAATGTAACTTGGAGAAGACAGATTAATACAGCTAATACAGCTGCTGTAAATGCTGCTAATCAAACTAATGCAGAAAACTTATTAAATATAAGTAACTTTGCATTATCATCATTATGGCAACAGTGGAGAGATGAGGCATCTTGGGTTAATCAATCTTCTGAAAATGAAATGAACAGAAATCATAACCTTGCAGTTGCAGCACTAGAAAGAACTACAGCGTTTGATTTACAAAACTCTGCACAGACATCTGCATTATATGCAATGCTAGGTCAGTTTGGTATGAATATGTTTACTAAATATTTACAAAATAATACATAGGGGTAATTAATGGCATACAATACAAAAAAATTATTTAGAAATGCAATATCAAATGTTACAAAAGAGTTTGGATCTTTATATAGTGAAGGAGAAGAGGTTCCTAGAAGAAGACCTAGAAATGAGGGTGATGTTGAAATAGACTTACCTAAAAGTAAAAAAAGCGACAAAAGTTTAAAACAAGAGATTAAAGAGGCATTTTTAGAAGCGGGATCTGAAGATTATATGAAAGCATACCAAGATACAATTAATATGCTAACAGCTGCACAAAGAAACAGACCAAGATTTAGTAAAATAGGAATTGGTGTTTCAAAACCAGCTATGGCAAGAGGTAGTACATTTGGTGCTATATCAGAATCTGATCCAGAAAAATTATTAAAAGAAAACAGAGCTAGAATGAAAGACTTTGTAATATCAAAAGCATATTTAAAGGCATAGAAAATTATGAAATCAATTGGAGATAATACAATACCACCAGAGTTTGACCCGTTTAATACACCTGTACCAGGTCAATCTCTTACTGATGAACCAGGTAATTATCCTTGGGAACATCCACCAAGACAAACAGATCCAGAAGTTGTTTTAGAAAATATATGGAGATCTATGACAAGTCCTGAAGCAGTTGAGGAAATGATATATCTATTAGAGTCAGGTATGCCAGTAGAAGGTATAGCAAGAACAATTGTGTTTGCAGGATTTATGGAGGGTGAATTTACTCCTGATTTAGGATTTACTTTATCAGAAGCTATAATGGAAATGATAACAGCGATAGGTATGAGAGCTGGTATTAAAAATTTAAAAATGTCATTAGAGGATACTGGTAACAAAGAATTTAAAACTAATATGTTAAGATTAAAACAAGCTAGAGAAACTAAAGAAATGGAAAATATGAATTTAGATAAACCTGCTATAGAAGCTAAACCAAAAGCAAAAGGTTTATTAGCTAAACCAGAGGAGACTAAATAATGGCAAATGGATTCCTAGTACCTTTTGCAACAGGTGCACTTACAGAATTACAAAGACAAAAACAAGTATCAGATGAGATAGCTGCAAGTGTTGTAGATAATGTTTCTAAACATGTGTTAGGTGTAGAGATACCACAAGAGAAAGCACTAATAAAAGCACAAGAAGAATTAAAAAATACTTACGCATCTACATATAGTCAAAAAGTTGCTGATGGCATGGATGCAATGGGATTATTTGATTCGGGTACTGAAGAAGGTTTAGCAAATGCTATTAAGATAAGATTTGCTGATAAATATAATATTGGCGATATAGTTAGTAAAATTAATACAGCTAGTGACGAAGATTATAATAAATTAATTCAAACATCTTTTATAGGGACTAGAAAAGCTGCACTAGAAGATAGAGGTGCTTATATTGATTCTGTTTTAAAAGATACAAAAAATATTAAAGATTTATTAATAGGTGAAACACCAACAGGACTTGCTAGATTTATTGGTGAACCTTTAGGTAGAAAGGATGAGGCCACTGCCACTGCTAGATTAACTCAAGCATTTGAAGGACCATCACCACAACCATCAGCACCATCAGATGCTGCAGGTTTATTAGGACTTGATGTGGCTGGTAAAGGTGATGAAATATTTGATTTTAATAATCCACGACATACTCAAAGATTAACACAGGCAAGACAAAATTTTAGAGATCAATTTTTAAATCAACAACTTGGAACATTTAATTTTACATTTGATAAAGATGATGCTAGAAAAAAAACAGCAGATTTTATAACATCAGGATATAACGAAGCTGTGGAAAATGGGTACAAACTTGGACTAGTTGACTATGCTAGAGAAAAATATATTGATTATATTTTATCTAGTCAGTTTGGAATAACTGGATATTTACCTGGAACTACAGTAACAGCTACAACATTACAGCCAGGTACAACTGAGGGAACACAGACAGGGGATAAAGTAACAGAAACTCAAACAGTTCTTGGTAGTGAAGATGTAGGTGCTATTAGTGCAAAACGTGCAGAAGGTGAAACAGCCAAAGAAGCAGCAGAAAAAACAGAAAAAGTAAGTATGCCTAAATCGACTGTAAAAGTTAATATAGGAACTGGTGATTCTGCACCTGACCCGTCTGAATTAAATCAAAATGCACCAGGACTACAGCTTGCTAATGATGGTATGTTATATTCAAAAGGAAAAGCAACACAAATGTTTGCACCTTTAGAGAGAGAAATAGAAGAGGCAGCGGCAATAGCTTTTCAGATAAAAGCTAGTGATTTACCTGAAGAAGATAAGGCACAAAGATTAGCAGACCTTAGACGAGATTTTTTACAAACTATTGCTGGTTTTGGTATAACACAATACACACCAGAATTTTAAATAATGGCTTCAAAATATGATAAATATTTACAGGGTGTAAATCCTCAACCTAATGAATTTAAAGAGGATACCATACCTGATAATAAAGAATTTTTATTAGATGTAGAATTACCTGATCAAACACCATCTAAAAATAAATATGATAAATATTTAAAGGGTGGTGATATAATGGATACTAAGGTATTTCCTAGAGATCCTGAAACAGAATTTAGTGTAGGTCAGGCTTTTTTATTAGGCCTTGGTGATTCTGTTAGAGGTATATCTCAATTTGTTGGAAGAGAAAAAGGTTTCTTCATGGAAGATACTTTAGAAGAACAGCAAAGAAGATTAAATAAAGCTATGCAAGCACCAGGTGGTGGATTAGTTGCAGCTGCATATTTTGGTGGTGCAATATTAGATCCTGTAACTTGGTTAATACCAGTATTAAAAGGTAAAAAACTTTGGCAGATGGCTAAGTTTGGTGCAGTTGCTGGAGGTCTTGGGGGTGCTTTGGGTTATGTAGATGAAAGTAGTTTTTTAGATACAAGAAGTAAACAAGCAGGGGCTGGTATTGTAGGAGGTGCTATACTCACACCTGTATTAGGAAAAACTTTACAAGCATTAAAAGTTAAAAAATTAGGTCTTGATGAACAAGCACCAGATATATCTAAGTTAAAGGAAAAAGACTTTATACAAGTTAAATTACCAGGTAGTGAAGATGTTACAGTTATTAAAGAGGGGCAAAAAAGAGCAGTGCAAAAAATAAAAGGTAGAGGAGATTTAATTGTTAATGTTAGAAAAAAAATAAAATTTAAAAATATAGAAACATCAAATGATATACCTAAAAAATTAAATCCTAATCAACAAAATGATAAGTCATTTATATTAAGAGGACCAAGAGAATTTTTTAAAACACTATTAGGTCCATATAAAGCAGCTAAAAATATATACGAAAAAAATGTTGGTAAACCTGCATTTGATTATTTTTCAAAAGGTCCACTTGGACCAGAGTTAGGTTCAGGGCTAGTGGGTGGTGCTTATGGATTTTCTTTACCAGAAGAAGATGGAAATACTTTAACAAGATTTAATAGGGCAGTGTTAGGTTTTATGGCTGGTGCTGCTGGTATGAAAGGTCTTAAAACTGTAAAAATACCTGGAACAGCTGTTGGTAAACAAGACGATATATCTTTAGCTACATATTTAGGTAGAGCTTTTATAGATGAATTTAAATTACCTAAAGAAATTGCTAAATTAAAAGCTATTGATTTAGGTGGTCTTCGTGGTAAAATAGAATTAGATGCATTAAGAATAGCACAAAGAGCACAACAATTAACACCAGATGAAAAAAAAGTATTATATAATATGCTTGAAGGAGATATTAAATATGATATAGGTGTTAAACAATTAGATGACCTATCAAAAAAAGCTAGAGAAAATATTAATGATGTAACACAAATGTATGTTGATGCAGGATTAATTACAGAGGAAACTGCATTAAGAAATATAAAAAGATATTTAAGAAGAACATATTCAGGTGATCCACCTGCAAAATTAGGATCTGATTTAAAAGCTAGAGGTGTAATAGAAGAAATTAGCCCTAAAGAATGGGTAGAAAAATACAGTAAAACAAAAGCATTTACTATAGATGATGCAGGAAAAACAGTTCCTTTAGAAAACCATAATGGTTGGGAATTATTTGGTAGAGTTAGAAATCCTGAAGGAGCTAAATTACCAAAAGATATAGATGATAATAGAGCAACACCTGAGTTAATAGAAAAATTAGCTAAAGATAAAAAATTTGCAAATGAAAAAATTGTAAATACTAGATGGGAATATAGTAAACAAGAACGTTTAGGTATGGGTGAAATAGAAGATGGTGCGTTTGCTATATTAGAAACTGGTAGACTAATGTCTAAAACTTTACCACAATATAAATTTTATGCAGATGTTGCACAATTACCATTTGTTAAAACAAATCCATCTAATGAAGAGATAGAAAGATTAGGATTAGTTCAAATACCAAAAGATACAAGAAGAGATACAATACAACCTATATATGGTAAACTTGCTGGTAAATTTGTACCACCTGAAGTAAAAGAAAATATAGTTAGTATTTATAAATCAAGTAATCCTAAACAAGGATTTTTTAAAAACTATAGAACATTAAATCAAATTTGGAAATCTAGTAAAACTGCATGGAATCCTACAGTACATGTAAATAATATTGTAAGTAATTTTGTATTAACAGATTTAGTAGATGGTAACATATTATTACTACCAAAGGCAGCTGGAGCATTTAGTGATGCAGCAAAAGGTAAAAGATCTAAAGTATTAGAATTAGCACAAACACATGGTGTATTTGATGTAGACTATGTAACAAAAGAACTTGGAGATATTGATCCTAAAAAAGTTAGTTCTAGAATGTATCAAGTTGATCCTAATAAAAATGCATTTGAGAATGGGATTGAAATAGCTAAATTTGCACATCGTGATCTTATATTAAAAGATAAATTAGGATTACAAAAACTTAGTGATTGGTATAGATCTGAAGATGCAATATTTAGATTAGCTTTATTTATGGATAGATTAAATAAAGGCTTTTCACCAGCAGATGCAGCCTTAGATGCTCGAAAATCTTTTATTGATTATAATATTAGTGCACCAGGGATAAATGCCCTAAGAAATTTACCAACACCTTTTTTAGCATATACTTATAGAGTTATACCTATACTTGCAGAAACTGCAGTAGTAAGACCTTGGAAGTTTGCTAAATATGCAGTGCTTGGATATATGTTAAATAATTTAGGTGCATTACTTGGTGAAGGTGATGAAGAAGCAGAGAGAGCTGCAGCTTCACAAAATAGACAGGGTAGAGTTTTTGGATTACCAATACTACCTTATAGAACTATAAAATTACCAACGCAAGATAAATCTAGATATATTGATATAACAAGATATGTTCCAGGTGGTGATGTTTTAGATTTAGGTGAGGGTAGAACAATACCAGGATTACCTGCACCATTACAACCTAGTTTTGGTTTAGCTGGAGATTTATTATTTCCATTAATTGGTTATGATATATTTAAAGCTGAAAAAATAAGAGGTCAAGGTGTGTCAATGTTTGATGATATACTTATAAGAAGTAAAGCTGTTGTTGAAAAAAATATACCTAACTTTCCTTTTGTACCAGGTGCATACTCAACTAGAAAAATAGAAGAAGCTAGAGTTGGTGATTCTCCATTAAAAGCAACAGATAGTGAGTTATTAGCATTTGCAAATTCTATTGGTATTAAAATTAGAGAAATAGATTTAACTAAAGAAAGAAGAATTAAAACATTTGAGTTTTCAAAAAGAGTTAGGGGTATAAGAGAACAATTAACTACTCAAGCAAATAAGTATAGGAATGGATCTATATCTATAGAAGAATATAGAGAAAAAGAAAAAGAATTAACTGATAAATATAATAAAATAGAAGCTAGATATGTTAAAGCACTTAATTTGCCAGTTAAAGACAAGGTATTACCTAAAATAGGTATACCATTTACATCTAGTTTTGCAGAAGGAGAAGCATTAAAAACAATAGGTAGTGCTATAAAAAAACAAACAGAAAGGTTACTACCAACATTTACCCCTAAAACTAAAACAAATAAATATGAAAAATATTTACAGTAATGGCTAAACAACCTAAAACAACTAGCGAACACTTAATATCCTTATATGGATATATAACAGGATTAAAGAGAGAGGTCTCTTCAATAAAAAATAATCATCTTAAACACTTACATCAAGATGTGGATAAGTTGCATGGAAAAGTAGATAAACTACTATATGCAAT